CTATTGGTGATTGTATACGAAGTATGCATCCGTGAGTGGCTCAGAACTGTTACACCAAAAATCAAACAAGGGTCTTGGGATATGCTTTTAGCCATAAAGCATTGGGATGACAGCTGGTGGGGATTTGGGGTGCGTGAATGGTTTGAACAGTGGCAGTATAAACGCGAATTGCGCAGACGGCGATGGGCTGTCTTGCGCAAGTCCAAGAAATCTGCCAGGATGTTGATTACCCAGTTGCGCACTGATGATTTGCTTGAGGCGGATTTGTCTGAGCTTCAGGACTTGAAATGCCCGGTCAGGGTCGCCTACATCGTTTCTCGCGATGTTAGGCGTAAAATGAAAAATCCAAAATATAGTCCTGCCAACGAATTAGTTGCATGGGATGTGGCTCAGAAATCCAGGCCAGAGGGTATGCGAGCAGCAGATTGGAACAGAACCGTGCCACTATTAGTAAAACTCGTCTTTATGCGTGACCATGCTGAGGAAGCTGCAGACAGCGTCTTCTCCATGATGGGTGAGTGGGTGGAGAGGGAAGGTCACAAATAGTGGTGCCGAGTCGTGCTTAGTGGATATGAGGCAGAAGTGGCTCTCTGTCATGAAAACATTAAGGTCCTACGCGATTTCGGTAAGCGGAAAGTCAGGAATGCATACGGTTATGTTCGTGGGGTAGTGGGTGATAACGTGTTCTTCTATAATAATAGTCTCAGTGTAGGGTTGAGGGCCCTCACTGAGCGGTTGTACTATGTGAAGGGGCAGGATGGGTTTGTTCCCTGCCCCCGACCGACAGCCTCTTTCACCACTTTACGTAAGTTCAGAGATGCCGTAGTGCGTAACTTGCCTGAACGACCCCCAGTGTGGACAAACTTGCAGTTTGTCCAGAGCTACACTGGGCCGAAGTTCAAGAGTTACATGAACGCACTCAACAACCTAACACTGCGCGGTGTTAGGCGCCAGTATGGATACTGGAAAACTTTCATCAAGGCTGAGTTTTATAACGGTACAACCAAGTCAAATCCTTGCCCTAGGTTGATTCAGCCTAGATCCACCGAGTATAACATCCTGATAGGCAGGTATTTAAAACCTGCTGAGAAACTCATATACAAGGCAATTGATCGCGTGTTTGGTTATCACGTTGTGATGAAATGTGATAATCCATGGCAGCGAGCGAAGACCATTGTACAATACTGGAATGAGTTCTCTAATCCAGTCTTTGTTGGGTTGGACGCTTCGCGCTTTGACCAACACGTGTCTGCAGAAGCCTTGAGTTATGAGCACAGTTTATACAACAAGATATTCGCGAGCAAGGAATTAGAAGAGTTTCTGCGTTGGCAGATAAACAATGTAGGGTACGCAAATTTTAGTGATGGATCCTTGAAGTACACGGTTCAAGGAGTGCGAGGGTCTGGAGATATGAATACCGCACTAGGGAATGTTTTCCTTATGTGTTCCATCACGCACCATTATCTTGAAGGGTTAGGTATAAAATACCGGTTCATCAATGATGGAGATGATTGTGGAGTCTTCTTGGAGGCTTCTAATTTGCATCTCCTAGACGATCTACCTGCTCACCATTTAGCTTATGGCTTTGAAATGGATGTAGAAGACCCTGTTTATGAGTTAGAACACGTCGAGTTCTGTCAGAGCAGGCCCATTAATTTGGGAGACGGAAACTGGATGATGGTGAGGAATATTCACAAGGCAATACAAAATGATTGGCTCAATGTGAACTCGGTGGACTATGCATCGCTCAATGATCGCCTTGCCGCTACAGGCCGGTGTGGGCTTGCACTGTACGCTGATGTTCCGGTATTGGGAGCCATGTATGAGAAGATGGCATCTGTGACACACGACCCCGTTGTGGTGGATCGCTTGTTGTCCAGCCATTTTAGTGGAGTTGGAAGGACTTGGCGGATGTTTGCTTCTCAGCATCGAGCCTATCCCGTGGTCCTTACCGAAGCCCGGGCTTCACTATTTAAGGCGTTTGGATTATTGCCCTCCTACCAAGAACAATTGGAAGAGGAGTTCCGGGCCTTCATTCTACCCCAGAGTGAAAAAGTGAATTTTGTGACAGATCCCAAATCTAGCGTGCAGTACTACGTTGACAGAATTATTTAATCAGTAACATGGCACGAACTAGGAAGGCATTGAGACAGAAGAGGGCTCGGCGTGTGCCAAGACCTGTATCTGATCCTGATGATTTGGATATGCATGCTGTTCAAGCAGCTAATATGTTGGTTGATCCATGTAATGCTAACTTGGTCCCCACTGTTTATAATGGTGACCGTGGTTATATTAATAGGTTCAATTCTGCATTTAGCGCTGGTAATGGTACTGGTGAGACTTGTTGGATGCTCGCCTTTAAGCCTGGTATTGGAGTGATGTGGAATATTGGTGATGCTTCAAGCTCCACCAATAAGACCATTGGGTACTCAGATACACAGTTCCCTGGTGCAGGATTTTTGAATTCTAATGCTACCAAGGCTAGAACTGCTGGGTTCTGTGTGACCCTTCGTCCTAATTC